GTCCCGACCTGTACGAGAAAGTAGCCAACAAGGCACAAGATCTGAGTTCTCCCAATGAGACCACATACCCTTCCACGCAGGCTGTTGCTAATGAGACAAATAATATTGTAGTTGAAATAAATACTAAACCTAATTATGTTGATTGGGGTGCAGGTATTACTGTGGCTGTAGACGCTAGTCCTTTTACAGCCCCTGACAATGGCCTGTTTACTTATGGTGGCAGAGTACGTATTTCAGGTTCTCCACATAACTTATCTATAGATGGGTCAGATAACGTCGATGGATCATCTTGTGTGGCACAAGATATGTCTGGTTTTGTGCCGGGAAAATTGGTTCCTGTACAAAAAGGACAAGTTATTACATTTAAATGGATGGATGGTAATAAATTTTTTCCTTATGAAACAAACTAACAAACGAAAGGTGGTTAATTATGACAAAACAATCTAAAATTTCTGAACTTGAATCATTATGTATTGCTGCATTAAATTTTGAACTTCAAGATGGAATGCATTTCAATATTCTGTCTGGAGACATAGATCATCTGTTGCCTGCATATGATATTATGGATTCTTATATTATTCCTTGTAGTAATAGCGAGGGATATGCTTCATATATTCAGTTTGATACTCGTGCAGAAGCAGAAAATGTAGTTAAACATATTCATGCATATGTCATTCAAATATCCAAATATAAAGCAGACAAAACTGCTCAGATTTTAGCAACTGATGATGCTAATGTTGATGATATTACGTTTGATGACATTCCAGTTTACTCATTGGATTAAAGTAAAGCCCCTTCTGGGGCTTTATTTCTTATAAGGGACAAAGGTTGCATTATTTCCGAAATTACAAGTATCTCCTTTTCCCATTATTATTGTCTCTATATGGTAGTTTCCATAGATACTTTCAATATATATTGAATAATCTCCAATTGATAACATGAATTTATTATTGTTTGGTGTATAAACAAGAAGTTCTCCGTCATCAGGAGCAGTAAATGGGGATGTTGCTGTTACTATGTTTTTATAATCAGGGATATATTTTATTTTATCCGTAATGGATATTATGCGATTAATAGTATAAATAAGGAAAGAATCCCTCCAAATATCCACTCACCATAGTTCCACCCATTTTTTCCGAGCGGTTTTATTTTTTCTAAAAAAGATCCTACCCAATAACACACACCCATAGAGAGACCTGAAGTCATAAATATAATATCTTGTAATACCAGTCCCGTAATAAATGTAATAATTAATCCGGTAAGACAGGTTCCACAGAATCCAAATAGACGAGGATATTGATAAAGATAATATTGAGTTCCTTTCATAGTAATATGAAGGTTATATAATATATCATCAATCAGTTCACATTCTTTATCTTTTTCAGGATTTATGTTTCCCCCTGAAACTAATCTTCCAATATAAAGTCCCCATCCATATAGTTGGGTAGATACATATGATGCTAAAGTCCCAATAAAGAATAAGTTAATATTGAATATCTTGAAATCAAAATAGTCTTTTAAGCAACACATTAAACCAAAGAATATGGCAAACCAAAGTTTATTAAAAGGAAGCTTTCTTTCTTTTATTCTTAGTCCCCCTCTTACTCGGAAACAGAAGGCTCCTGCAACCGTAACCACTAGCCCCAATATAATGTTGATAAATGTTTCCATTATTACCTCCTAATGGTCTAACCCTTTTCTCATAAGGTGTTCTTTAATAAATTTCAGATCCGAACGAATTTCTATTAGACTTACATCTAATTTAGCAGAAGTCATCTGAAAATTCTTTTCATTTTGGGCTACTCGTTCTTCTATTTGGCGATGCTTTTCACTATTTTTTAATTGGCCAGCTAACATCTCCGATTTAATATTCTTAATATCTTGAGAACATTCGTTTGTTTGGTAAATAAAAATACACACGCCATAAATAAAGACTGATAATGTTATAATTGAAGCGATTATTGCTTTAATTCTTCTAGCATTGCGTTCTATCTGCTCTATATTTTTCATTATAATACTCCAAATAATGCAGGTAATGCTTCAGGTGCTACAAGGCATACAAGTGTAACTATGGATGCACCTAAAAACATAGCTGCAAGACATAAAATAAAGACTTGTTTCTTAGTTAGTTTTTTTACGATTTCTTCTTTCATTATACATACTCTATTGTACTTATAATTCCTTTATATGAAGGAGTTACGGTATTTCCTCCAGTAGGAGCCATGATAGATAACTCATCATTTTCTTTTACCGTTGCATAGAAATCTATATGGTAACTTGATGGACAAGAAGATATAATAATTGACTGTTCCTTAAGAACATCAATTGATTCACCATTTATTCTCCTTGCTTATTAAGAGAATAAGCCAAGAAAATAGAAATGTCAAACAGTTGACTTTTTGTGTTAATCATATAATAATTAAAATATACTTTGTTTAAATGAGGTGATAAATGAAAACTTTTTATATAGTTCATGAGAAAGACGGACAAGTTTGTGCGTTTGGAGAATGGGAGGATACTCCTCAAAATAGAAAACGGTTAGAAAGTTGGTCTGCTCTAGGATATAAAGAATCTGATTCAAAATACGTTATGGGATATGATGGAAAATATTATAAAGAAGACAAAGTTCCTGAGGTTCCTGTAGAGATTCAAAATAAGGAAATAGAAAATAAACGTCAATTACGAATGACGGCAGAAGCAGATCCTTTAAGATTTGATTATGAAGAAGCATTAGCCAGAGGTGATGAAAACGCAGAAGAATTAAAGCAAATATGGCTTGCTAAGAAAGATGAAATAAGACGTGATCTTCCATATGTAGAATAATAAAACAACAGCCCTAATAAGGGCTGTTTCTATTTGGTGCTTCTGTTAAGATTCGAACTTAAAACCTCTCCGTTATGAGCGGATTGCTCTCACCGTTGAGCTACAGAAGCTTCTTATTCAACTTCTAATTCTAACACGGAAATAACAAAGTTCTCATCCTTAATTATGAATACCCGAGATCTTCTATCTATAGAATTGGGATCCTTTACTGATTCAATAACTTGCGAGGAACTTAAAGAATTTGTGATGGTACGAATAGTATGTTCTGATATGAAGTCAAATTCTTTACAGAGTTGTTTAAAGCTAACAAGTCCTTGTTGATATATATAGGCAAGAATATTAAGAACGTGTTTTTTACTGCATATCTTAAGTAATTTTTCTTTTCTATTCATTTCTTTCCTCTAGTATTACATCTTAAAATATTATATATTGTTATATCTTATTGTCAATAGCTTTTTTTAATTCCATATATTTTATATTCATAAACTCTTGGACACTTAAATTATGCTCTAAAAGGTAATCTTTAAAGTTTTTGTTTTTCATATTTTGTAGGTATTGTAGCCGAAAAGGATTTTTTATATCAATAAATAAGCTTCCATTGTGTACATCTGTATGTTCTTTATAGGTAAGAGGAATTATATTGCGTAAATCCCAACGTAAAAGTTTATTAGACCTTCCTATATAATGATGTCCACATTCCGCAGGTAAATAGCTTATATAACTTTTTTGCATACAAGCCCATTTTTGTATAAGTGCATCAAGCTCCTTCTCTTGATTATTCATACCAATTCCTCATACCTGTTAATATTTCTTCAAATTTCTTTCCTTGTGAACTAGAACTCACTCCAGCTTCAAACATATCATTTATGATCTGATTTAATGTTACTGTTGCCATTTCTTTGTTGCATTCAGACCAACTGTGCCAAACCAGAACTTTTCCTCTTAAAAGCTCTATAACCTTGCTTCTTTCCGAATCTTTAATAGGCAAGAGTTTAACAGCCTTCCATAGACATTCTTTAGTATAGGGTTGTAAATCATTTATAAACATGAACTCTAACAAATGAGCGACTTCTTTGTAATGATTCCTTAGGTGTTCGTAGGTTTCAAAAGAGCTACATCCAGATTTCCAAAAGCACATTAACAAAGAATGAAACGCTCTGGTTTGCCGATTTGTCTTGTATTGTTTTTCATCGACAACTTCCAAATAGCCATAATCACTTTCTATTTCGATTCCGGTTAATTCTTTTATTCTTTCTCGACTATATCTCATTTAGTTATCTCTCATATTTTATCAATTCTTATTTTACAACGTTATTGATACCGTTACTAATCAAAAGGGATTTCATCATCGAAGAAAGTATCGTTCTTTGGTGTAGATGCCTTATCTTTATCCGAATCCTTAATTTCAGTAAAAGCAACACTAAAATATTCATTTCCTGACTTAGAAGTTCTTTTCCACATAGACATAAAAAACTCTATACTTCCTACTTTTGCTTCTCCTCTGTAATCTGGCTGTCGGTCATTCTTTTTATTATTAGGAAAAAGAAAACCACTATTTTCTTTCTTGTCCATTATCTTCTCCTTCATTTTCTTCATTAACTAATTCTTTTATTTTTTTCTCACAATTTTTCTTAAAGGTTTCTAATTGGGATTGATTCCATCTTTCCCTTTTAGCATATATACGAGCTTCTTCTTTTATGCTTTCAATTTCTTCTACAGAAGATGCATCTTTAACTTCTTGAAGAAACATGGGATAAAGAATATAGTCTCTACCAAGTAAAGCAGCTACAGTATCAAGCTGTTCTTTGTTATTTTTATATATTTCATAATCGTTCATATCTTCACAATTTACCCAAGTATTAAAATTTTTAGCATCATAAAGATAACGACCGATTCCCCATTGTACTGCCGCACGTTTGAAAGCATCTGAAATACCTCCTTTTTCAGCTTCAAATTCAGTATCGCCAGCTCCATCTTCTCGGCTTTTCCCATTGATTGTTATGCGACATATGGTTCTTCCATTTACTGAATGAAATTCACTTTCCCAAAGCTCACCACATACTTCATCCAAACGATCCTGCACATCCCTAGCATCAATATAGACAAGCATCATAGCTTTCTTTTTGTCTTTGGTTTTCTGTCCAACACGCCAACTGAGATTTTCTACAGGAAATGGTGCTTTAAGTTTCCATAGTAGTTTATTCATATTATCCTCCTTTATATTATAGTATTTTTATATATCTTTAATGTTTTTCCTGACTCTTTAAATATTATTTTAGGGTACAACCACAACATAAGTTTTTTCTTAATTATATATTCAGGAGTAGGAAATCCTTTAGTGTCCTGAACTACATAAGAATTAAGATCTATGTCAAAATAAAAAAAATCTGCAATATAGGATGTCCTTCTAAGAGTTTCTTGAGATGTTCTAATAGTAGGAATAAGCTGGAACTCTTTTTGTCTTTCCAAGTTTTTTATCTTTCCGGTTTTCTCCAATATCTTGAGATTTATCCATTCTGAATATTCTTTGTGAGAATCAAACTTTCCATCAGGAGTATTAATTTTTTTATTTCCATATTTATTCCTCATGATGGTAGTATCCATTAACATTCTTCCATTTTCTTTTTAGGTTAATTCTCATCTTCTTATGGACTAACTCTAATAATCTATCCATATCTTGAGAAGATAAGGAAAAAAGTCTTTCAAACTGGTAACCTATTGAACTGTTAAATCTTCTTAATCCTCCTACAACAATAAAAACATCAGCTAATTCTTTCAAATCATTATTTTTACATAATTGATGTTCCTTTAGTTCCTCCTCTAATTTGAGCAATTGAGTTTCTAAAGTAGCCTCAGGAAAAGTATCAATATTCCATACTTTTATATTTTCAAGTGTGTCTTCAATTTCTTTTATAAAGAACATATTATCTTCCTTTATATAAACATATTAGTAATAATATTTTTAAACTGTTCATATGTTCGTGATGATGATATAATTTCATTATTCCAAGTTATTTTTCCATAACGGTTAAAATATAATCTATCCCACGTCATTTTTCTTCTCCACTTATGATTCCTACTACTAATAAATTATCTCCAAATTTAAAATAATACTCATTAAGTTCACCTTTGGAGTCAAAAGAATATAATAGTGATGTGATTATTAAAGTAATAATCGCCACCAAAAATATACTGGTAAACATCCACATTCTATTAACTAAATGATATTCAGTCTTCAAATATTCTACTAGGCTTCTCACAAAAACCACTCCTTAATTTTTTGAAAAATACTTTTTTTAGAAAGTTCCAGATTCTTTTGGTAAGAATTTATTGCATTTGCTGTTTCTATTTTACTTAATTTTAAAGATCTATAGAGATTAATAAAACACATTATTTCATCAAACCTTTTAGAGGATTTGAATTTTTTATTTTCTACATCTGAAATAGTTGAGGCAGGGATTCCGCTGATCTTTGCCATTTCAGATAAAGTTAATCCATACATCTTTCTAAAATCTTTAATATCCATTTATTCCTCCTTAGCTATATAGAATATATTAAAATATTATTTCATATTGTCAATAGTTTTTTTTAAAACATTATTGAGAAATTCATTTAAATTATCTATTCCAACAATAGTTAACTGAATATCAAATTTATTATCCTCAAAATTTTCAATTAATATTCCGTAGGCTGTATTTTTTACTTCTATTTGATATATTTTTTTTTTATAGAATCTACGCCCTTTGTACTTTTTGATGATTTTATAATAATCCTTCATGAGCTTTCCCCAATAGAACATCTAAATCATAAAACAGGTTAAGATCCAGAGCTTTTCTGTATTTATTTCCAAGTTCTAATGCTTCATCTTCATCTTTAAGGTTTTTCCAATCTTCTTCACTTAGTTTATCTTTCAAGCGAATATTCAAAATATAATTTACACATTTCTTGTAATCATAAAGATTGTAAAATTCATTTTTATTTGTAGCTTTATCTCTTTCCATTAACATAGATGAAATATTGAAATTTTTTATACTATGTGTTGAAGATGATTTATTGTTAGGAGAGGCTTTAATGGAAACATCTAAAATAGCTTTTATTTGAGAAACACTTGGTCTTCCTTTATCCGTTTTATATACCCAGAACTGATTTACAGCAGCAATAACATCATCAACTTCATAATCTCTAAAAGCAGTTTCCCAAAGATCTTCTTTACTTAACAATCTTTCATAATTTTCTTGGGCTACCTCTTCTGTTGTTTTTTTTGAATTTCCATAACTAAATAATTCAGCTACTTTTTTTATAATTAATCTAGTTTTTTCAGAACTCATTTGTTATCTCTCCATAATGTTTGCAAACAAAGCAAAAACAAAACTATCAAATAAAAGTAATTCAGTAATTGAGGCTAGGACATAATGAAGGTAGCGCATCCCCAAATTCTTTCTTTGAGAGATATCGTCAATAACAGATAGAATACTAATTAGTGTAATTATCATTTTCCAAATCCCTTTCAGAAATTTCTTTAAGTATTGCAATCCGTTCTTGATATTGCCCCTTTATTAAGTCCAGAGCCGTTCCTAAACCGGATATGCGTCCTTGTATAAAGGCTTTTCGTTCTTCAGAGGTGCGGTGGCATATTTTTATTGCTTCATCTACAATTTTGTTTTCTTCCTGTGTAAGCTGCTTATCCATTATCCCCCTCACTTTCGCCGTTTAAGGCTTTGTTAATCATATATGCCAGTCCTTTGTCTTTGGCGAATTCTGCTGCTGGAATACATTGCTTAAGTAAATCTCTAAGCCTGTTCATCTCGGCTTGCTGTCTAACAATCTCTTCTTCCATAGCAGCAAGTTTTTTATTCGCCATTTCAGTAATATGTGCCAGAAAAGTTTTAGTCATCATTCCACCTCAAACAAATCATTAATGTTGGCTTTGCTCTTGCCGAGATATTTGGCATTATTTACAAAAACATCCATCCAATACCAACAACCTGTTACATACCCTTTTTTATCCATATCATAGCAATAACCAATTATTTCTTCATTCTCATCCGTGGAAAGTTTGCCAACATATAAAATCAAGCCATCATTTTCCCATACATCGCCTACTTCTGGTTTATCTGCACTCATTTCTTACATCCTCTAATTAAATCACTCTCTGCTGTTTGCATAAGAGAAAATTTCTGCAACATCATCATTTGATATTTTTGAGATGTTTTTATATCCTCGAAATTATTTTTAACATCCAGACATAAACTCCAAAACATAAGAAGACAGCACAACAACATTATAAAATCGATTATTTTCTTCATTTCAGCAAATCTCCATTTTCATGAATGTTTCCAACAATTAAATATTTCTTACAAAACAACGATTCAGGTCTTCCTGAAGTGTTTATTCTATCTCGCATAGCAAAAGTTGCTCGTTTATTATCCCAAACTATTACTTGTGCGTGATTTTTATTAATAAACGGCGGTTCATTATATTCAGGAACTTTTAAACCTTTGATGATTTCAACAATCTGTTTTTTTTCTTTAGCTTTTCTGTATTCATAGTCCCCATATTCAATTACACATATAATATCCCCCTCAAAAATAAGGTGTCTGTTTATATCCTTTAGTCCTGTAGGCCTCTCAATAATTTTACTAAATTCAAGATCATCTTTGCCAAAATTCCAATCGAAAGCCCAATTTAGGGTTTTGATATTATCTTTTGTGAACTCTAAATCTTTAGCTTCATAAGTAATCCCTAACTCACTAAAGAAAGGAAACCAATAACGTTCTCCATCCCAAACTCTAGGCAAAATATTCATCATCCCAGCACCTCGTTTATTCTGGTAAAAAGGCTTTCTACGTCAGGTTCTATGAAGTCATATTCATCATAAAGCCATTTCGTTTGCATGTAGCACTCTTTAAGCAACTGGAGAAACTGTTCATTTTTGTAATTAAGCTCTGCGATAATCTCTTGTGCTTCCTTTTCTGAAAGCTGATAAGCTTCTATCTTTCTACTAAGTTCGTTGATATTTACAGCTAAAGCTTCATTAGATTCCAAAACGTTTTTAAGTATTTTATTGAGGCGTTGCAGCTCGTCATAATCACAAGGGGCTACTATTTCTAAATTTGGATGGTATTCTGAACAAAACCATATATCTCGGACTGGTTCAAACAAATCACCTTCAAGAGTAACAAAACCTACTTGAACATCAGAACCCTTTTCTTCCTTAAAAAAATAATATCCCGATTCTAACATCTGTTTTTTCCATTTCTCTGTCAGACTCATCTTCTCTTTTTTAGTATTTAAGTTTAATAAACGATGATTTTCTGAACTTAAATTTTCTACCGTTTTGCTAAGTTCAGCAAGTCGTTCTTGTGGAGGAAAGACTAAATCATCTTCATAATCAGGTTGTGGCATTATTTTTTTCCTTTCTTATTGATATTTGGGCTTATGAGTTTTAATCCTTTACCATTTCGAAATGGGATCCCACCTTTTACAAGAACGCCCTCATAGTTGAATAGACAAATAGTTAAAAAGCGAGGCCACAACGAACTGGCTTCCTGCCATACTTACCGTAGCTGCCGCTCACGCCGCCGTAGGACGGTCTGACGCTCCAGGCGGTGAAGTTGCTGCTCTCGGACGAAGACCAATAATATTCATCTTTTAGCGGTTCTCCGCCGTGTTCTTTCAACTTTTTGTCAATGATCTCTTTGTTCTCTAAGTAAAGCAACCACTCCAGAAGTGAAAGAGGACGTTTATCTTCTAAATTCATTGCTTCATCAAAAGTATATTCGTCTTCCTCATCTTTAAGAGCCATTACTACATCTTTGCCGTTGTAGCTTCCAATGTAGATTCCGCCCTTGTAAAGGTCACCGATTTGTGGATGCGGAGATTTATTATCAGAACCATTTTCGGTGACATCATCTAATATACCGGTATAAAAAACAGTCTCGTGATTAATTTCTTCTCCACGTAAAATAGCATTAGTAAAATCTTCAAGTTTATTTAAAATCATTTTATCGAACTCCCATTAAACTCATTTCAACTTCTGGCTCGTTGCCTAAATATTGGTCAATTATGATTGTTTCCAAGACGTCACAGTCAAACTTGACAAATCATTTCCAAGCTCACCTAAGCACCTGATAGGCGTTGAGGCTAAAGTTACTAAACTCTTAAAGATGCTCATTTCATAACCTCCCAATCATCAGCCTCAATATTAACACAATTCATTGAATCTAATTTAGAATAGATGACATTTTGTTTTCCATCTTTATATACCTCAAAAATTTTACCACCTATCATGGATTTAGGTACACTTTGTATTGGTCTTTTAACCCTTTTGCCCTCTCGCATAGCTTTCAAAGCTTCTTCAAATTTCATCTTGTTATATCCTTCTTAAAATAAACGATTGTCGTCCCTGAATTATTGCCTTTCATAGGTTGTTTTGTTTCCGGATCAATAAAGGCAACACGCCCAGAAAGTGTTTCAAAAAAGAAGTTCTTTTTAATAAATTTCTGAAAAGCCTTGCTGTCTTGGCAATTTGAGGGAAGAACCATAACACAGACGGGACAATCGCCATTGATAACTTCATTATAGGCCTTTTCAATGAAGGCTGCTTTTTGGCTAAATGGCGGATTGCAGAATACTCGCTCTTGTTCCCATGATACATTCAGAGCGTCTATGCCCTGATCGTGATAAAAGCCTTTTGAACATCTGCAATTTTCTGTCGTGCAAGCAGCGTCTAATGTGAAGGCAAAAATATTATTCAGCTGCCTAAAAAGTTTATCCGGTGTCCAAAAATTATCATTTCCTCTTACATTCATTTTCATATTTTAAACTCCTTAGAATTAACGGCCTCTTGCCAAGTAGGGTATTCGGCGATTACATCTTTTTCATTCAATCCACACCCTGAAAACACACGTCCGTTATTCTGGACGGCATGAAAACCACCGCTTGTGTTTGCAAAAGTGACAACAAAAATGTCGTCTTTTTCTTTATAAATCTGCCCGACTTTAATCATTTCCCCCCCCTCGCTTTCACCGTTTAAGGCTCTTCGACAGATAGAATAAGCCAAAACAAGGTTATCAATGTTTGTGTCTTGTTCCGTGCATATATTCTTAACTTTTTCCAAACCCTCCCTAAGCCTGTTAATCTCGGCTTGCATATCATCAATGTTACGCAAATCTGTTTGTGTAACATTTTCGCCACTTTCCTTTACACAATTAAACAAATCCTCACAACATCTTAAAATTCTATTTTCATCATCGTCAGAAAACTGATAATGACCCAATAAATCATAAAAAAGAAATCTGGCGCCACTAATAACCATTGTTGTTTCTAATTTCATCATTCCACCTCAAACAAATCATTAATGTTGGCTTTGCTCTTGCCGAGATATTTATAGGCATCTAGAAAAAAATCCTTGGGAATTGTTTTGAATTTGATTTTTCCTATTTGACATCTCACAGCGTTTTTACTTACTTGAACAATATGTACGCGCTCAAAAAGCAATTTTCTCTGCCACACATCGCCGACTTCTGGTTTATCTGCACTCATCCGATAACTCCTCAAAAATATATCTACCAAGTTCAGGCAAAACGCAATTTCTTAAAACTTGCCGTTTGTTTTTGATTTTACTTCCAGCAACAACTTCGTAACCATCAAAATCTGATATTTTGTTTTTTGTTCTAATAGCATCTTTAGGAAATTCTTTGGGTTTTATTTCTTTGCTTGTCCAAAATAAATGTCGTTGAATAATAACGCTTGGTTTAATCAAAGGTTGATAATATGGTATAACATTTTCAACGCACCATGCTCCCTTAAAATAGGTATTCAAAAAAACAATGATTGCATAAAGACTCATATCAGGAATAATAGGAGAAAATCCCTTACCTAAGACACCGACATTATGCCTATATTGACCATGACTTTGACATGGCGGGCTAGCCCAAATAAAATCAAATTTTTTATAATTTTTTTCCAAATACTCTAAGGCATTACCAACTATAATAGTGTCTTTGGGATACAGTTTTTGATACACTTCTGCTATTTCAGGACACAGTTCAACAGATGTAATTTGGTGATTTTCTCCCCATAATTTTCTATTTCCCCCAATACCTGCATAAAGGTTCAATACTTTCATTTCAGCACCTCATCAAGTTCTTCTAAAATTTGCAAAGGTTCTTACCATCTTAATTTGTCATAATTTTCTGCTATGGTTTGTTCCTCAAAATATTTGTCAACATATGGTCTACATTTTTCCAGCAGCTGCTGAAGTTGTTTATTCTCCTCCTTTACTTCTGTGATTCTTCTCTCAAGAAAACTTATGATATTTTTCATATTATCAATCTTGTCATAATTACAAGATAATAAAACTTCTTCAATATATTCCTCTCCCTCAAACTCCAATTCGAGAAATTCGTTACGAGAATTAACCCATCTGATTAATCTACTAATTCTAATATCTCCATCTTTATCCCTAACCCAATAGTAACCTGGAGGGAGTGTTCCATGTTTCCAATTATCTGTTAAATTCATTACTCTTTTCATTGCTTTTTTCCTTCCTTTTTTTCTGCTCTACGTTTTCTCTTTTCCTCAGCAGCTTTTTTGTACGCTGCAATACTTTCTTCACTTTGTGGAGTATCAACTACCTTGGGTGATAAATTACCCTCATACAAGCCGTCATAAGCGGCAGTAATAGCCATTAAAGGAGCAAAGGCATGTAATATGTTTTTCATTTTAGCACCTCGTTTATTTTGGTTAAAAGGTCTTCCATTCTTTCAGAAAGCACCGTAAAGTCTTTAGGGTTTTCCTCTTCAAAGAATGTTTGGCATTCTTTAAGCAACTGGCGGAGCTGTTTTGTAATTACGGTTTCGTGAGAATACAACTCCCACCCTTTTTTTAACCGTTGCAGCTCGTCATAATCACAAGAAGTGAGGACTTTGACAATATCATTATTTTTCCTTTCTGAATCTATTAATCGTTTTCCTCTTGTTTCGGCTAATATTTTATAATTATCCAAATCTTCTCGTAGCTGTTCAAGTTCTTTATCTTGATTGGCTTGTAATTCCAGAAAGTGCTTAATTCTTGATTTAAGTCTGCTGATTTTGTCTGGATAATTACCATTAATTTTTATACAGTCGTATTTAACAGCAATCTTTCTTAATCTCTGCAATTCCTCATAAAGTGCCTCAAAATCGCCAAATTCTTCAACTAAGGCTTGGCCGTGCGCTATGTCGGAAGCCTGTTCTTTTTCTAACCGCTTGTAGTTATTGGTTAGAGTCTGTATGTCTTTCTCAAGCTCTTTGACCTTTTCGGTGAGTTCAACAAAATGGTCGTAATCACAAGGGGAGAGGACTTCTTCAACATTACAACGTCCTGAAAGCAGCCAATCATTACCTATGACTTGGTCTGGCACAATGCCACGAACTTTATTTTTTATCCAATACCACCCTTGTTTAAGCTTTCCGGCTTTCCAATCATCTGTTAAACTCATCTTAATGCCTTCTCTGCAATATCAAAAAAGTCTTGGCTATTGCCTTTAACTACTGCTAGTGCCTTAATAGACTCAAGATACTTTCTTGAATTTTGATATTGATTAGTAATATATTTAAGAGTTTGCCTTAATGATTGGTTATCATCTTCCAGACGCAATACTTCTTTTTTAAGTTTTTCTATCTGTGACATAAGATCATCTCTATCATTAACCAACTCTCCAATTTCCATAACTTTATCAACTAAGTCATCGTAAATCATATCTAGAATACCTTTCCACCATCATATTCAGTATTGAACCTATCATCATTTAGCCATGCAGCACATCCTTTGGCAAAACCTCTCTCGACTTCATCTGATTGTGAATACTTCTCTACAGCTTCTTGTAGTTTTTCAACTGTACATCTTTTTTCCTTAATAACTCTTATATAAGCTGAAAAAGCTTTTTCTTTGCTTCCAGCTCGTTGTTTGGGGTACACCCTCCAGAAAAATTCGAACATTTCTTTATATATTTCTTTTATATTTCTTGTATTATTAATATTACTTGTATTATTATACCCGCAATCTGCTGCGGGAGGGGTCCCGCAATCTGCTGCGGGAGGGGTCCCGCAATCTGGAAACAAATTTGTTACCGGAAAAATCATTCTTTTTACTACTTCATTTGTAATATTATCTCTTTCAACTTTTATGATAATGTGTCCACATTCTTTCAGTTCTTTTAAAACATTCTGAACGGATCTTGTTGACAAGCCTAAATATTCTTCAAAGTAATTGTTTGAAGCAAAGCAATACCCTTCTTTGTTGCTTAGAGCAGTAATTTCAGCAAACAAAAGTTTAGCATTGGCAGATATATTTTTGTCATATCTAACCTGTGCAGGAATAACAGCAAATAAATTAGGATTTTCAACCATACACGCGACTTTCAAAAAGGTGGGATAGAAACCATTAGGTTTTTTATTGCGCGTGTACCAGATAGAAAAAACTATCCCAATTAATACAATATCTGGTACTTTATTGCGCATAAATATAATATCATAATTGTATAATAAGTCAACACTCTTATCACTTAACTACCTTTAATATATTTCAAAATAAAATATTGTCAATAGTTTTTTTTGAAATATATTATTTGTGTATACTTTAATTAAAATCTTTACTAAAACAATGGGATAGCATCTAATAACTATATACAGGAGGGATGTATGACCCAATTGACTTTGTTTGATGATTATCTTATAGAAGAAATAAGAAAAGAGGTTAAGAAAAAGTTTTCTCGAATAGAGGGGGAAAGCTACGATGAATGGATTGAGTTTGTTAGATATGAAGTAAATGAGAGAATAAAAGAACTAAGAAAAAATAGTTTAAAGCCCAATTATAAAAGCTGTGGAGATAAAAGATGTATGAAAAACTTTTAAGTATGTTATATGCTCTAAAATTAGGAGCATCGGAAACTCATTATTGGGTCAAAGGGGATTCGTTTTGGGGCGACCATAAATTTGCAGACTATATTCGTAATGGTGAGGATGACGACGATCATATTCTGGATGACTATATTGATGCTATAAATGAAGTATGCTTTTTAGGCGCTAAAAAACCGACTCCATATTCTAAAGATATAATTGAGGCAGCAATTAAGTATATTCCTGTAAAGGTTTCAGAAGAAAAATTGATGTTCCACAATTTAGGAAAATTAATTTATGATATTTTGTCTTTAATTGAAAATATTATACCAGAAGCCTCTACAGGAGAAGCTAATTTATTGGGAAACATTGCGCAAGATCTTCAGCAACGCTACGGATTAATTCAGAAACGAGTTTATTATAGTGTCTAAATATATATTTTATTTGATTGTCCTAACTGGTGTGGCATTTATATCTTTTATTTGTGGAAAAGAAGTAGGAAAATCTAATTCTCAGGTCGAATATATTACGAAAGAGATTGAGGTTATAAAATATGTTGAAAATGTTAGGAACAAAATATATTCTCAGCCTCATGCTAGTAGGAGTCAGTTGCTCGTGTACTTCAACGAAGGAAAGTTATAGTATCACTCCAATATTTCCTATAGGAGGAGAGAAGGTGGGTGAAGAACTTAAAACGATCCCCTATGAGGGGTATGAGGATATGTGGGAATGGATAGGAAGATTACACAAGTTAAAGATGGAATTAGATGAATGGAAAAAACAATTAAAATAATAGAAATGAACAAATATATTGGTGCCGTTAAGCTTGGAAAATGTCCGATGTATGCTATTACTACCCCGGATAAAAGAAATGATTTAATAGAAGGATTAAAAGAAGATTTCCCAGACTATAAAATAAGCCCTCACTATTCTTTGAGTGAAAAAAAACAATTAGCACATTTCATTGTAAAACAATATCAGAATAGTAAATAGTTACCTAAAAAAATAGAGAGCCACACAAAAACTCTCTATTTTTAGAAATATTATCTACTATAAATTCTCTATTTTTCTTCCACAATGAGGGCAATGATAGTTGTAGTAGCTTCCAATAGTAAGAATAGGAATCCAAACTAATGGAGCAAAAAGCCAAAGCAAAATAAATACAGTAAATAAAAAAGTTCCTGTTTTGAAGTTCCCAATCGCAGCTACATCTTTTTTACATACTGAGCAATGTCCATGTTTTATTTTCATAGTGTCCTCCTTAAAAACTCTTTATTTTTTATAATACCTCTACCAGACTATCATCTTTTATTTAGAAAAACATATCGTCAGGATAATCCATTAATTCATACTCAGCTCGTTTTCTATTAATGAGTTTAATAGCATTTAAAAGGTGCTGGTCGGTCATATCTTTAATATTGATTAGCTTTCCATTGGCCTGTTTCCAGAATGTTTCTTGGGGATGTCTCCTTCTGTATTCTTTTGCAAGGATTGCAGCCGCACAATCATTCTCAATGGTTAATATTCTGCGACTGGTTCTATTAGATCCATGTTATCAATTGTTTCCATTGTTACCTCCAAAAATTCTCTATTTTTTTATAAATTTCCTAAATGTTTTGACTAAAATATTAATAGGCGTTTAGAAGGAATAATGTTCTCCCTCGTATAGAATCGTCTTTTATTACTTCAACCCACAAACCTACAGGAAGATAATTATGTGCAATACCTTTAACATATCCGACGTAACGGGAGGGGGTTCTTATAGTGAGAGATGAAACTCCTTCTTGAATGTGAAATGAACATTTAAATATTTCAAAAAGATTCTTAGGCGTCATTTTCTTTCCATTTTTTTGCTCTTACAGTAGAATATTGTTTAATTTGGTGGGTTGTATCATAAAAAATAAATTCACCCACTCAGCGGTTAAATTTTACCCCTTAGAATTGATTTTATCATCAAAGATAAGAGTAAATCTCTTTTCATCTTCTGAAATATCAATACTGGTCAATAAGTCCAAATTCTCTATTTTTTTTATAATGTTAAAAAACACCCTCAATATATTAAACTGTTGCTCTGTACAGCGAAAAGAACGTTGTTTAATGCCTTTCTTGCTAAGCTTTTCTAGATATTTCTTTTCGGCTTTTTTCTGTGCTTCTGTTTTCATTGTTATTAATTCCCTTTGATATAAAGACAACGAACTGGCTTACTGCGATACTTAGCGTAGTTGCCGCCGGCACGTTTTAGAGCTTCATTTACTTCCTCAATATTTTCTAAAATTGCCACCCACTCAGCTAAATTAGGGATAGATTTAAAGTTGGCTTTTTCCCAACTCATGGCTTGAGGCTCATCTTTTAAAATTATGTTAACAATCCGGCCATTAACTTGGGCAGCTTGGACAGCTACCGGTTTGCGGTTTTCTTTAATGATTTTTACTTTAAACTTCGTCATTTTTTTTGTCCTCCTAAAATAAAAATGGATAGTTATTTTTTTTAACAGCATCTAAATAGCTGTTTATTCCTCGATTAAACTCGCCTTTTATGTTTTCCACGTCATCGGTATCGAAATAATCACAAATGAAGCTTTCCCCCTCTTTTTTGTCTATCCAGTCTGCAAACTCAAACACAAGGTTTAAATCTCTGTTATAGTTTCCGGTGTTCTCGAATCGATTTTCTTCAAACCAAAAAAAGATTTTATTCATTTTGTCCTTTTTATTCATGGTTTACCATTCGTTAATTAATCGTTAAAATAAATATTTATTTTTTAAGATTTAAAAACTCTTCAACCGTCAAATCCCCAAACTCCTCGACAAATTCATTGACAATTTGTCGTTGTCGTAAGCGGTGAATCACGGCTTGTTTTACATCCGGTGCGCCGATGTATCCGGCGTCCTCTTTAAAATTCGTCAAGCATCGGTGCGCATCTCTATACATTTGAGCATCTACGCCTGCCAATTGACGGATGAATCCAGCCGCACTTCCCGAAGTTGGCAAGTCTTTAATTTTGCTTTTTAAGGTTTTAGCTTTCATTTTTTTTCTCCCTTTTGTAGTTTTGAAATTTAGAATAAAAACGGATAATATGCTTTTTTTTCGTCGTCGATATAACGATTAATTCCTTTTGAAAATTTACCGCGGATTTTGTCCAGCGTTTCCGGCTTGTCGTCGAACTGTTCAGCAATCTTAGCGCCCTCCTTGTTGATATGTGTATATGTTATCATATATATTTTAATATGTCAATAGGTTTTTTTTGATTTTTCTGTTATCTATAAGCGTAAATTCCGCAAGTTTCATCGGACTGTAAACCCGCTTCAACACATTGATTAAAATCGGATTCTTGCATTTTTCCCAAAACCCACAAAATAGAAAAAAGGCAAATTAAAAAGATTATAGTTTTCATATGTTAACCCTCCTTGTTAATATGCTTATATGTTATCGTATATATTTTAATTGTCAACATAAAAAATAAAAAAATATTGTTTTTTTTTCATATAGTGTTATTATACAAGTAATAACAATGTGTTGAGCTTTATTTTAATGATTATAGACATCAAGACAGGAAAAAAACTAACTGAACGAACCGACGAACATGGCCGGCCAATCACTAACCACGACGTATTGGCTGAGATTGATCGTATTGAGAGTATGGGGAAGCGCATCCCTGTAAATTTACAGATTCGTTTGAAAAACCTAAAAAGAGACGGCGACCAAGCCAAAAACAGAAACAAGATAAAAAGAGTAAGCCCGGCAGCTCCAAATAGTGAGACGCTGCAAGACCTTAACAACCAAACCCCCACAAACTCCATACGGGAAGCCCTTAAAGCCGTCAAGAACATTATTAACGATGTCTACAATGGTGAAAGCCCTATTGCCGCAATAAAGAAGTCTTGCCTATCCCCAAGGATATTTTACAATCTCCTTGATGGAAAGCCCACCCCATCCCTTAAAAAGAGCATCCGCATAGAGCAGGCCATAATCAAAAACAAAAATGCCCAAAACCCAAATACTCAATCTAACACACACAATAACACTATTCTTAATGAAAATCATCAAGACCCAGATTATATCGACGATAACGAAGTATGTAAGATTTATGATACTTTAAATGAGTTAAAATCTGAATTTGTGCGCGCGCGCTGTATCTTCGCGGAGTTCTGTTTATACAAGCGGGAAATGCTTGAAAATCAATTACTTAATGGCGAAATAGACAGCGCAACTTATGCTACTTTGGCTAATGATTATAAGTATCTAGCGGCCAAATTCGCCCCCAGTATGTACGGCGATAAGATCAGTATAGAGTCAACCATTACGCAGAAAGCCACATCGATGCCCAGTATGGACAAGGTGCAAGAGCTTAACGCATTGATAAACAACAACTTATTGACGGACGAGAGTATAAAAGACGCAGAATATACCGAGGTTGACAAATAGCACTTGTCGCATAATGCACATTATGAATAGTTGACATAAAAAAAGACAAAAAAAGAATAAAGCAATAACAATGGGTTAGCGATTTTATAAAAAGTGTTTTACCGGTAATTTTTTTATCTCGTCTTGTCTAAAAGTGATAGTTTTGAGTTTTTTGTCTAATATATAAAGGGGTGCGGGCAAGTTTTGGATTTCTTAAAAAAAGCATGCTTAAAGGGCGAAAAAAACAACACTCCTATTCATTACCAAATCCCCCCCCCAACGCTAACATAGAGGAAAGAAGATATGGAAACAGTAGATATAAAGCAACTAAAAGAAGAACAAAGGGAAGTAATGGATGGAGTAGGAATAAGGGAATATAGCGTGAGTGTATTTTATGGTCAAAGAGGGATAAAGTGTATAATGATAGTACCCGCCCAATCTGAGGAAAAGGTACCGGGAGAGGAGGTAATAAGACATGAAGATATTGAAGAATTATAATTATATAGATATGGCGTTAGCGAGAAGGGATGGCTTTAGGGATTGTATGGATATATTTGGAACAGGAGGAAAGATACCAAGTAATTTTTTGGAACTATACGATGTATTGATGATGAGAAGATATATGGAGGAAGGGGAGAATAGGATTCAAGAAGAAGGTCAAGAGAATGAATGATGAGATATTGAAGCGCTTTAGGGAGCATCCTGAGGAGGGGAGGCTGGTATTAAGTGCGAGTTTAAAGAACTTCATATCGTTTTTCCATTGGTATTTGTATAGGACGGAGTTTATCTTCAAGCCGTTTCATGAGGAGATAATAAGGAAGATAGAGGATATAGCGTTCGGAAGGGCGAAAAAGAGAAACTTGTGTATAAATATGGCTCCGAGATTGGGAAAGAGTACGGTAACGAAATACTCTTGTGGGTGGAGCTATATGTTGAATCCGGGGAGTAACTGTATTTATACATCGTATTCAGATGACTTGGCGAATGATTTTTCGAAGAATATTAGGGAAATAGTAGAAAGTGAGATATTCAAGACATTAACGGGGATAAGCTTTAAGAAGGATCAGAAGGGGGCAGATTACTGGGTAACGACAGCAGGAGGGGGATTCCGAGCGGCACCATTAGGGGGTGGTTTGACGGGATATGGCTATGGGATAAGCGGGGATGGCTTTGGGGGATTTGGGATTGTAGATGATCCCAATAAGCCGAGCTTGGTAAAAAGTCAGACAGAATTGCAGAATACGATAGATTTGTATGAAACGGCGTTTAAGACAAGAAGTAATAATAAGTTGAAAAGTCCGGCATTGTTGATAATGCAGAGAGTAAGCGTGGATGATTTGACGGGATATATAAAAGAGAATGAGGGGGACGATTGGGAGATTTTGACGTTTCCAGCTATAGATGAGGAAAAAGGGGTGTCCATATGGGAGGAGAAGCTTCCCTATGCGGAAATGATGAAATTAAAGAAACAAAACCCTTTTATTTACTATAGCCAGTATCAACAGGAGCCGATAGTTTTAGGGGGTTCTGTTTATAAGACTGAATGGTTTAAGTTTTATAATACACGGGAGGAATACTTTTACCAGTTGTCCTTTATCACGGCAGATACGGCTCAAAAGAAGGGAGAGGGCAATGACTTTACAGTTTTACAGTATTGGGCTAAAACGATAGAAAACAAGCTTCATTTGATAGACCAGATAAGAGGAAAGTTTGATGCTGAGGAATTGGAAAAACAGATTGTTCTGTTTTGGGAAAAATGCAAGAACGGATGTGGAGCGAATAAATGTCCTCCTTATGGGTTTTATATTGAAGACAAGTCATCAGGAATAGGTGTCATTCAAAATATAAAGAAAAAATATCCGATTCCTGTTATCCCTATATCTCGTAACCGCTATAAGGATGATAAAGGAATGTGGAAAAGTCAGGATAAGTTCTCCAGAGCAATGACGGCGATACCTTACATAGCTAATGGATGGGTATGTTTGCCAAATTCAGAAAAAGATGATATAAGTGCAAGTATATTAGCAGAAGCTGCGGCATTTAAGGCTGATTTGACCCATAAACATGATGATCAGATTGATCCGATGAATGATGCGATAGATATTGCTTTTGGCGCCACAGGGATAAGTTCTATATTTATTTGAGGGCAGAAATGAAAGAAAAAATTAAGAAAAACAGTTTGGCAGATTTGGCAGGAAATATGGGAGCGTTTGGGAGCTTTGGATTGAATATGAATCCGTTTGCTCCTCAAAACTCTCGTCTTGCCACTATTTTTTATAATACCAGATGGAGCTTGATCAGTAATTTCAGATCTGTCTTATCTGAGGCTTATGTAGAGTATGGATTGGTACAAACTTTAGTTGACCAGCCTGTAGAAGACGCTTTCAGTACAGGTTTCAATATTGTTACTGATGATCTGGATGACAGTCAGAAAAAAGAGCTTCAGCATTTTATAGAAAAAAATAGAATTATTGAAGAAATAAAAAGAGCCTTTTGTTGGGCAAGATTGTTCGGCGGCGGCGGGCTTGTAATTATGACAGATCAAAATCCGGGACAGCCCCTTGAAGTGTCAAAAATAAGAAAAGACTCTCCTCTGGAGTTTAAGGCGGCTGATCTTTGGGAGTTATATAAGGATCAGACGAATCTGTGGGATCCGTGGGAAGATACACGGGATGATCTTTATTATAACTACTATGGAGTAAGACTGGATAGAACAAGAGTTCTTCCGGTTCGGGGAAAAGAAGCTCCGTCATTCATTCGCCCTCGTTTAAGAGGATGGGGTATGTCTGAACTGGAAAGAGTCGTCCGCTCAATTAACTCATATCTGAAAAATCAGGATTTAATCTTTGAGCTTTTGGATGAGGCTAAAATAGATGTTTATCAAATGAATGGATTTAATACGGCTATGTTGTCTCCTCAGGGAACCAAGGCAACAGAAAAACGAATCCAGATAGCCAACAGCCTTAAATCCTATCTTAACGCTCTTGTTTTGGATACCAACGATAAATATGAACAGAAGCAGTTGTCCTTTAATGGCCTGAGCGAGATATTAAACCAGATAAGACAGGGTGTTGCCTGTGATCTTAAAATGCCTATGACTAAGTTATTTGGTGTTTCTTCTGCCGGATTTAATTCAGGTGAAGACGATATTGAAAACTACAATTCCATGTTGGAATCTGAAGTTCGTTCTAAGGCTAAGTTCTTGGTTATTGAGGTATTAGAGCTTTGCTGCCAAAAACTGTTTAGCTTTGTTCCGAAAAATTTAATGATTGAATTTAAATCTTTGAGAATTTTGAGTGCGGAACAAGAAGAAAATATGAAAAACAGCCAATTTAACCGGCTTATCCAAGCTTATGCTAACGGATTGCTGTCTCCTGAACAGTTTATGATTGGTTCAAACAATGCAAATCTTATACCGGTTACTTATACACAAGAGGATATTCTTGCCCAAAGTGAAAGCGGTACTAATAAGATTGGATTGGAAACTCCAAAGAAAAAATCATTTTTAGGAAGAATGTTCGGTAAAAATGATCCTGATAAGGGAGATAAACCGGAATTAGCGAGTGAAGAAGGTAAAGTTAAGGAAACAGATGTAACTTCCAATAAGTTTACTATTCCAGACAGAGAAAAGAAACCTTTACCTGATGAGAGTCTTCCTTATAAAGGTAAGAGAACAAAGAGATATATTGAAGTATCATAAAAAAAGCTCCCGGATTAACTTAGGAGGACTTCCGGGAGCTAGAAGGGTTTATCGAATAAACTATCACTTACAAATATACATTTATCATATGAAAGAGAAAAAGTCAAGCATATTTGACAAGACAATTTTACTTGATATGATTATACCATAAGAGGTAAGTATGAATATATTTAAAAACGATAAAAGACTCCCTAAGCGGTTTTTTGTTAGGCACATTAAAGAAGGCCTGGTTCGTTATACAGATGATGGAAAAGATGTTATATACCTCATCACTAACGCAGCTCTCCAAAAGATGAATAAATCTTTTGAGGGGCGGCCTTTGTATATAAATCATGTAGATAAGGTTGATATGGAAACTGTTAAGATGGACAAAGTAGGCGATGTCATCAAAAGTTTCTATAATGAGTTCGATGGTGCTTGGTGGGCTGAAATTCTTGCTGATGAAGAAGGTCAGAGCGTCATTGATAAAGGTTGGGTGGTTTCTAATGCGTATGTCCCGACCGAGCTAGGGCTAGGTGGTGATCTTCATAATGTTCATTATTCGAAAGAAATAAAGAACGGAAGATATGACCATATGGCTCTAACAGATAATCCTCGGTACGAGGAGGCTGTTGTTATGACCCCGGATGAGTTTAAGAGCTATAACGAGGGAAGAAAACAGGAATTGGAACAACTTAAAAATTCTAAGGAGAATACTATGCTTTCTGAAGAAGATAAAAAGGCTCTGGTTGCTTCTTTGGCTTCTGAACTTATGCCGATGCTGAGAAATGCTATGGATGAGAAGTTCGAAGAAGTTAAAAAGAATGCCGAGGAGCGCGATCATCGCGAGCTTATTCGTGAGATTGCAGCTGTTTCCGCTAAATCAGAAGATGATTTTGAAGGCGGTATGCAGGAAAAGGTCAGAACGATTATCGGTTTGGCTGAAAAACTCGGTTACAGCAAAGATGAAGCTGGAAAAAATGCGAAAAAGAATGAAGATGACAATCCGGCTCCGAAAGGGGACGAAAAGGCTTCTCATGAACGTGAAGGCGAACTGGTAAATAAATGCCATAATGAGGACGAAGATAAAGAAGAAGATAAAAAAGAGGATATGAAGAAAAACTCTAATTTCTTTTCAGCCCTTAAAAACGCCAAAAGAAACGTTGAAGAAAAATATATTTCTACCATGGCATCTGGTCTTAAGCTTGGTAGAGATCGTTATGGCAAAAAGTAGGAGAAAATGAATGGAAAGTAAATTCGCTTATGAAATGAATGCCTTTAGTCCGTTCGCGGAAGTTAAAGGTCGTTTGGATCTGGCAGCAAACTTGGATTCATATGCCGGTATCGTAGATTCTACTCAGGCCACCCCGTTAAAGCCGGGTGATCCTGTGGCTATTGTTGCAACCTCGTCAGGTCTTCCGCACTTTGTTAAAGCGGCTGCAGGTTATCTGATTATGGGTTTTGTAAAGTGGTCGGCAAAGAAACAGGAATATGCTAAAGGAGAAGCTGTTGAGGTTTCTTATTCTAATGATGTTATGTATATGGAAGCTGGTGCTGCTGTACGGGCCGGAAGTGCCGTAAACATTACGGATTTGGAAAACGTCTACGTCGGTGCTTTGGGCACAGCTAAAGGCTCTGTAATTGGTTATGCTATGGAGCAAGCGACTGCCGCCAATGAACTGATCAGAGTTCGTATTGCCGCTCCGGTTGTATATACCGCTAATGCTGATGAATAAGGAGAAAAAAGATGGCTTTGATTACTAATTCAAGAGGCGATAAAGTTGACGCTCGCGATCTTTTGAGTGTTCAGGAGTTGCAGGCTTCTGAGATGCTGAGAAATTCGGCACAGCAGCAATATGGATATGATATTGATGTTACTACTCTGACCGCTGTTTTGAAAACTGTCGCTGAACAGAAATTTTATACGATTCCGTTTGCAGAATATGTACCTGTTCGTGTAGGTGAAGGCACTGCATGGGCTTCTAACATTACTGCATTCCGTAGCTTTGTAGAAGGCGGAGCTTTCGAAAAAGGCTATATCGATCAGGGTAATGGAACTCGGCTGTCGACGACTGATGCCGCTGTTGATGCTCTGACCATCCCGGTTAAAACTTGGGCTAAAGAACTCTCTTGGTCTCTGCCGGAAGTTGCAGAAGCTTCTCGTACCGGAGTATGGGATATTGTAACGGCTAAAGAAAAATCCCGCAGAACCAACTGGGATCTGGGTATTCAGAAAGTTGTATTTCTGGGTTCATCTGATGGTATGTTGGATGGTGCATTGACGTTGCCGGAAGTAACGGTTAATAGCGGAACATTGATTCCCGTAGCTTTGTCAGCTATGACAACTGCTCAGCTTAATACTTTTGCTGCCAGCGTTCTGGGTGTATATCAGGCTAATAACAATTATACTGCATATCCCGACTTCTTGTGGGTTCCGCAGTCTGATTATAACGGCTTGGCAACATTTACTGGCGATTTCCCGTTGCTTTCTCGTAAAGAAATTCTGGAGAAGGCCTTTAGAGAAACGACTGGTAATGAGAATTTCAAAATTCTGCCGTTGGCTTACTCTCAGGCTACGATGTCTGGTGGAAAACTTACCAAGAACCGTTACGTTCTGGGTCGTTATGATGAAGACAGTATTCGCTTCGAAATTCCGGTTGACTATACTGTTACCGTTGCTAACTCTATTGAAGGGTTCACCTTCCGTAACGTTGGTTATGGTCAGCACTCTGGTATTTTGAGCCTGCGTCCTCAAGAAATGTTCTATATGGATGTAGCATAGGAGTAGAATATGAAAATTAGAAATGAATCTAAACGTGTCTACAACTTCAACGGCGGCTCCATAGCTCCGGGGCGTACTATTGAGGTTGGGGATGCCAAAATAGCAAAAGCTTTGATAGCCAACTATCCGGGTGACCTCGTCTGCTTGGATACTATTAAAGTTGATGCTGTAATAGAGGCTGAGAAAGTTCCTGAAAAGAAACCTGCAAAAGCCAAAAAAGATTCTAAAAACTAACTTCATAAGGAAAGAAAGGGGAGATTATGAGTGTAATTGACGATTTAACAGTTGAAGACTTTAAAAAGTTGTTCGCTCGTAATTTCCCTTATCTTCCTGTATATGAAGATGGAAAGACATATTTCAAGGGAGATATTGTATATGTCGAACCTAACTTTTATGAATCTTTAGTTGATAACAATAATCTTCCTGTATCGGACGATACTGCGTGGGTTGTTGTTAAAGATGATATAAATAATTATGTTTCCGATGCTGATATAGAAAGAGCGTGGGCAGAGGCTTTAACCTCTTTTAATCTTAAGTTAGGTGGAACAGATGAATCTACCAAAATAATTTTCCTCTATTTGGTAGCTTTCTATCTTTCCTATGATTTACAGCTCGCTTCTGGAGGAGCATATGGTCAAATCGTGTGGCCTGCTACTTCTGTAACTGTTGGAAGTGTGTCTGAATCATATTATATTCCTAAGATTTTTTTGGAAAATCCTGTTCTTTCTTTTTATGCTCGTAATGGTTTTGGGCTGAAATATCTTAATATGATCTATCCAAAACTGGTTGGAAATGTAGGAGTTGTAGCAGGATGGAGTCTTCCGTAAAAATAGACTTGGATCTGTCAGGGTTGAATGAGGTTTATTCTGCGTGCCAAGAGTTAAGTAAAAAGGTACACGTTGGTGTTTTAAATAATCCTCAAGCTGCTATGAAAGCTTTTCAAACAGAATATGGCTGGATAACCCTTCAAGGTAAAATTGTTCCTCCCCGTTCAACCACACAATTGCCTTTAGATGTAAAAAATGAAGAAATACAGGATAAAGCACTTAGTAAGTTAACAAGTTTTACCCCTGATGTTTCACGTGAAACAATTGAAGAATTAGGACGACAGTCTGTTTATGCGATTGAAGATGCCTTTGCTACAAAGGGATATGGAATGTGGAAAAACAACGCTCCTTGGACAATTGCAGTAAAAGGTCGTAACGAACCTGAAGTAGATACTGGAGAATTAAGTGATTCTTATAGTTATGAGGTACAAGAGTAGATATGTCTCCGATAAAATTAAATATGAGTAAAAGTTTACCAAGACCGCAATTGGGAATCAATATGTGGTCACAACAAGCTAAGGCTAAGAGAATACATCAGGAAGTAGATGAAAACGGCAATGTGCAAAATATAGTTTCCTTCTTTAATTTTGATGGGGTTATTCAACCTCTTAAACCTGAAGAAATAAAAGTAAAAGAAGAAGCTCAATGGTCTTGGGATTGGTATTGGTTCCATACTAAACAGGATGTTAATCTTCAAACTAACGATAGAGTTGTTTATAAAGAAATTGAATATAAGATTATGGCCGTTAAGGATTATTCAGATTATGGACATATCGAATACCATTGTATAAAGGATTGGCAGAATGCAAATTGAGGAATATATAGTCAATATTTTACGCAATGAAATGGGTATTCCCCAAAGTAATATATGGATTCAGTCTCAAAACCGTAAAATTCCTCCAGAGAGTGAAGAACTTTATTGTATAGTGGGAGTACGTTTTTTTGATCCTATTTCAGTAAAAAGTAGATGGATTCCTGAAACAGCGCAGGAGGAACAGGTATTCTATGGAAGGGCTGATGTACAAATAGATTTGTTAAGCCGTTCTAATGAAGCGAGAATAAGAAGATCAGAAATTCTTATGGCTCTCAATTCATTCTATTCTAAAAATTTTCAAGATGAAAAATGTTTTAGGATATTCAAAATCCCTACCAGCTTCATAAATACATCGGATTTACAAGGTGGATCGGATATAAATCGATTTACATTAATCATTCCGACAATGATTTCTGAAAAGAAAATTGTGGGATTTGATTATTATGATAAATTTAGAATGTCTGTTCAGGACGAAAAAAGTATTATAGCAAACATAAATGAACAAAACTATACATTTACCATTAAACCTGTTCCTGAAGATGCTACAGTAACGATTAATGGGGTTGAACAAAAATCCATCTATACATATGGAGACGTAAATTGGAAAGTTGAAAAACCTGACTACAAATCAGAAGAAGGTAATCTCTTTCTAACTAAAGATACTGTTTATAATGTTACTTTACAACAGATGGCTACATTGACTGTATTGCCAGATCCGGAAGATGCCATAGTTAAAATTAACAATATAGAACAAACCAGTATTACTGTTCCTGTAGGTACTGTAGTAAAGGTAGAGGTTTCGAAATCAGGTTATGAAACTAAAATAGAGAATATTGTTGTTGATGAAGATAAATCTGTTAACATTACCTTAGAAAAAATATCTATCAATTACAGTTTCAGTCGCGACAGATCCTATTGATGCTATAGTTACTATGAATGGAACTGTAGGTAATATTCAAACATTTGATTATGGTACAGAAGTAGTAGTTACTGCATCCAAAAAAGGTTATTTGGATTCGTCAATAAATTTAGGAGTGGTAACTCACGATATATCTACTAATATAACTTTAACTCTGGACAGCTTTACCTATACTATCGTTCCAACACCAAGTGATGCAATAGTAACTATTAATGATGAGCAGAGAACATCTATTACAGGGTCTTCATCTACAGAAATAAGATGGAAAGTAGAAAAGGATGGCTATATAGCTCAAGAAGGAACAGATAAGATAGGTACCGAAGATAGATCTATAAATATAGTTTTGGAAAATGTAAAAGTTACCTTTACTATTATACCAACTCCATCCGATGCAGAAGTCAAGTTAAATAACATAGTTCAATCCTCTATAGAGGTTAATTATGGTGATACTGTAGCATGGGAAGTCTCTAAAGATGGTTATACTCCCCAATCAGGTATTACTTCTCCCCTCTTAACGAATACTGAACTTCCAATAACTTTGGCTGAGATTATCCCTGTATTTACTTTTACTATCAATCCAAATCCTTCTGAAGCTGTAGTCACTATAAATGAAGAACAAACTAGAAGTGTAACTGTTGAAGAAGGAACCAAAATAATTTGGTCTGTTACAATGGATAATTATACTCCTCAAAATGGAGAACTTGTAGTAACACAAGATACAACATTGGATATCACCTTAGAAGAAATACCTGAATATAAGTATGTTTGGACGGGTGACGCGGCCGCCGACGGTGTAACTTTTGAGGCCTATAATAACTTGGGCGAGGATGTCCTAAATATAGATAATAGCGGTACTTCTATTTATAAGACTACTTTAGAAGAATTAAATATTCTATATAAGAATGGTGAGAATAAACCTACTTCTGTGGGTAGTTTAGAATTGCTTTATAGAGAAGATTTCCCTTGCAAGATTTACGTTAACTTCAAAGATAAAATAACGTTGAAAACTGTAAAACTCTGCTTAGCGTCAAGTGCTAGTGTATCTAACAAATACCTAAGACTTTATAATTCAGAAACGGATGAATATATCGGAAGTTTCCTCTCCGGCACATCGTACGCAATAAAAGAAATAAATTTTGCCAACAATGCCAATAAAGAGATTAACGGGTTTTATATTATGTGGAATAACTCGTCATACACAATGACCGTTTACTCAATATATATCGAAGCAGAAAATTGATTATTGAAGATATACCTAAGCAGCCTATTTGATTATTCAAATTAAATAAATTATTATAAAGATGTAAGTTTAACTTTAGGAGTAACAAAATGAGCAAACTCTCAATTTCAAATGTTATTCGTGTTACAGTACAGGGAGTACAAAGAGGAAAAAGCGTTAAAAATATAAACGAAGTCGCTTTGTTTACTCCAGAAATGCCGAATAACAATGATCCGTATATGATTTGTATAGATCCTTCAGATGTTGTTAAAGCATATGGAACAGGATCTCTTACAGCAGAAATGGCTCAAAATGTTTTTGCCCAAAATGCAAATCTAAATAGTGGTAAGGGATATTTGGTTGTTATCCCTATGAAAAATGCTGTAGATGCATCCAGCGCTTCCTTCTCTACTCCCGCAATTCCTAGTATCGAATCGTTTAAGACGGTTAAAGACGGAGCTTTGAAGGTTACAGTAGATGGGACAGCATATGACTTGTCGGGGCTTAATTTCGAAAATTGTTCTAATGTAGGTGATATAGCTACTGTTTTAAGCAATGCTTTGTCAGGAGTATATATATCTTCATCAGAAAACAAAATTACCTTTACTTCCCCTAAATTGGGCGATGCTAGTTCTGTCGTTCTTTCAAGCGGAACAGGAGGTACTGACATTAGCGGTGAAAACTATCTGAATGTAGCTACAGGAGAAACGGTTGCAGGTACAAATTCTTCTGGAGAAACTTTGGAAGAAGCCATTGAGCGTACTATCAATCAAGTTCGTTATACGGGTGTTATGACATCTCTTTATATGGAAGATGCTGTAATTAATTCAGCTAGTTCTTTCATTAATAGTAATGATTTGATTTGGGTAAATGTATGGTATTCCGCTTCTGATATACAGGGCATTTGCTCTCAAATTCAACAGGCTTCACAGCAACAGACACGTTGTCTGGTATATACTAATGGATTTAGAGATGCAAAGCTGATGATGGCGGCTTATGTCGGCAGAGCATTTTCTGTTAACTTCAGCGGTTCTCAGACATCGCAGACAATGAATCTGAAAACATTAGTAAACGTTCTTCCTGATAATGGAATAGATCAGACAAGCTATACTAATGCCAAAGAGGCTGGTGTCGATTTATATGTATCTTATGAGGGGGATCCCGGTGTGGTTTCTAATGGCGGAAATGGCTATTTCGATACTGTATATGAAAATATGGCGTTAAAGTTCCATATTCAAATTGGATTATACAATGTATTAAAAACTACTGGTACTAAGGTTCCTCAAACTGAATCTGGTATGGCAGCCCTTACTAATGGAATGGCACAGGTATTTATTCAGTTTGTACGTAATGGAACGATTGCCCCCGGTACATGGAACTCATCTCAGACATTTGGCGATCCTGAAACTTTCCGACAGAATATTGCTAATCAGGGATGGTACATCTATCATACGCCTATTGCTGAACAGGCTCAAAGTGAACGTGAGCAGAGAATTGCTCCTATGATTCAGGGTGCTTGCAAACGCGCTGGAGCTATTCACGAAGCCGATGTATTAATCTTGGTTGAGGAGTAAAAAAAATGGCAGAGACTTATAGATTAACTGGTGATGATACCTTTATTATCTGGGATAGAACCATTACTGATTTGGCAGAAGGTGACGTTATTTCTATTGTGGCTGACAATAACATTGCATCGTCTGTTGTTGGTAAAGGTAGAAATGTCATCATTGCTAAAGATGAACAAGGAAAGAAATGTACTGTCACCCTGCGAGTCCTGAAAGGTTCTCCTGACGATGCTTACATTCAGGCCTATTATAAAACATATGAACTTGATTCGGCTCTGTTTATTTTAGGTAATGGATCGTTTTCTAAGCGTCTTGGTGATGGCGCGGGTAATGTGGTGTTTGATAATCGCTATCTTAAAGCAATCCACTTTACAAAACCCCCTTACGATGCTACATTGAACGTAAACGGTGGAACTGAACAGGCTGTCACCGTCTATACATTTCAAGCTATCATCGAAAGGACATTAGGGTAATGGAATTTACAACAGCAGAAAACAATGTAAAGGTCGTTATAAATCCAGCTTCATTTGCTGATGCATTCAGATTGAAAACAGAAATCCAGAAAGCTCTTTTAGATAATAAGATAAACATAAATGAGGCTATGGATGAAGATTTGGTCTCTATTATATTGGCAATTGATTCTTCAGAAAAAGTTACTGATGCTTTATTTAGTTGTTTGGTTAAATCCACATATAACGGGATAAAGATAACGAGAGATACTTTTGAACCTGAAGAAGCCAGATATGATCTTTACGAAATTTTCTTCTATTGTATAAAGGTAAACGTTTACCCTTTTTTCAAAAATCTTCTTTCTCGGTTGTCAATAAACTTTCAGACTCCCTTGAAAGAAGAAGACCAAAAATCAGAATAGAAGACGAGATTAGTTTTCTATGTATAAAGGTCGCAAAATTAGGTTATTATGGGGGCAACCCTGATAAAGTCAGAGAAGCCCCTGTAACAACTATTTTAGATGTTTTACATTATGAGACATTTGAAGCTGATTATATAGAGACGCAGAGGTGCTTAGATGCAGACGATCAGTAAATTATTTGCAGAGATAGGATTTAAAGTAAATACTGATGGCCTGAAAGAATTTCAGGGTCAGATGAAAACATTATCGTCTGCTCTTAAAGCTCAAATCCTTGATTCTCGAGCGCAAGCCGCTGCCAGTAAAGCAGTTGAAGCAGCAAATAAAGCGGCTACTGCGGAAATAAAGAAAAATATTGCTTCAGAAAATCAAAAAAAAGCAGCCATACAGGCAGAAACTGCTGAATTGAGAAAACTTGATCTTCAACAGCGTATGGAAACTCGCGCTCAACGAGCTGCTGATGCTCAAAGAGAACGATCTGTTTTTCAACTGAAAAAGTTTTTAGTTCAGGTTGCGGCCGTTTCGTATGCTTTAGGGAAACTTACTTCTCAAACCAGACAACATGTATTAGCTTATAGAGATTACTTGTTTCAGACAGGTATGCCACTTAAAAATCTTCAGCAATTCGAGGCTTCTGCTTCTAAAGTCGCTCCTAATCTAAGTGGAGGACAAATTGCTTCAGAGCTTACAAACTTACAGCAGAACCTAACCAATATCGAATTTGGACAAGGAAACGTTTTTCCTTATCAGTTGTTAGGTATCTCTGCCGCAACTAAAGATGCCACCCAGATTGTTAATGGCTTAAGAAATGCAATAAAGAATTTAGATAATACACGAGCGGTAAATCTTATAGAACGGATGGGTTTAAGCCGCGATTGGTTATATATCCTAAGAATGAGTCGTGAGGAGTTCAACAAGATCAATGCTGTAATGCTTTCTCCTCAGCAAGTTCAGAATACAACCCAAATGTCTTTAGCAATTAATCAATTAAAGTTCTCTTTGAGTAATCTTAGGGATCAGCTAGTGGCTTTCTTCTCGCCAGCTGTTACTGCGGCATCAGAGATGTTTTCGCATATAGCAGATGCTATCAGTTCTCTGGTCAAACAAACATCATCTATTGATAATTTCTTTAATACTTTTAAATTTGGTTTAATTGGACTTATGGCTTATATTAAACCGGTAACATCAGCTATTGCAGGTCTTCTTCTCTTAATTGAAGATTATGCTGTAGCCTCAAGAGGGGGAAAAAGCTTTTTTGGATGGGGATTTGAAGATGCTCAGAAACGAGTAGATGGAGTAGTTGAAGGTGGAAAATTTACTGCAAAAGAAATTGTCAAATCTGGCATTTCTTTAGGGCAAGCTTTAGGGATAAATAAAAATACATCTCCACGTATGACTCCATTACCCAAAGAGTTACTCCCTCCAGAGATGCAAGATGGAAGTATAGATTTCAATAAAACCCAATCTTTTATGGATTTTATTAAATCTTCCTTTAGCGCCATAAGGCAATGGGGAGAAAACAATATTATGCCTCCAGTTATTAACAATAATATCACAATGAATGGATATAGCCCTATGGCTGGGGGAGAATTAATTGGCTCTATGAATGACAAACAACTTTCATCATCAGTAATGAATGGAACATCTACTCAAATAACATCTTTAGGGAGCGCATAATGGTGACAGATGTTAAGACATTAATGGATGCAGGAGGAAATCTTTTAAGTAGTGACGGTTATTTAAAAGAAACTATTAACCATTATTTTATTAAGCCTAATGATGAAACCGGAATAGGGTCAGTTAAGCTTGATATCATAGGCGAGCAGACATTATCATTTGATACAGATTCGACAGATAATTATGTTGAGTCAAATCTTGCTTATCAAGATCAAATTTCATTAAAGCCTATGATCTATACTATTCAGGGTGAGGTGGGAGAATTAGTTTATTATGAAAAAGATTCTGCACAAACCCAAGTGGGGTATGTAAATGAGAAGCTATCAAAGATTGCTTCTTTTGCACCTAGTGTAAGCAAATCTTTTCAACAGATAAGCGATAAGGCTTTGAAAGTTGCCGGTTGGGTAGATAGTGCCGATAATCTCATTACCAGATTGTCTAAGCTTGATTTTACAGAAAACAAACAACAACAGGCATATTTAGCTTTGATTGCTTTAAGAAACAGTAGAGTTCCAATTGATGTTGCTACTCCTTGGACAAATTTAACTAGTTACGTTATCAGTAATGTTAAACTAACTCAACCTAAAGAGACTAGAGATAAAACTTTAATATATATTAGTCTAAAAGAATTTAGAACAACAGAACTGACATACACAAAATTCAATGCTTCAAACTATCAAAACAGATTAGCAAATCAAAAGGCTCAAAATATTGAACAAGGGCAAACCAATGGTAAAGCTTCTGATCAATCAGTTTTGGATTTTGTGATAGGAGGCGCTCGATGAGAATTTTATCTACTCTTGATTCTAATCCAAGACAGACTATTTATTTTACTACAGATGATAAACAACGAATAAAACTCTCATTTTATTTTCTTCCCACTCAATCTGGGTGGTTTGTTGATATAGATGTTGAGGGATTTAAACTAAATGGTACAAGGATATTTGCATACCCCAATATACTGGATAAATACCATAATATCATAAACTGGGGAATAAATGTCTCTACATTGGATGGATTAGATCCTTACCAAGTAACTGATTTTTCAAGTGGGTATTGTCAAATATCTATACTTGATGAAGATGAGGTAAATAAAGTAAAGGATTTTCTTGATGGCAAAACTCAATAGAATCTATAAACTTACTATCCAAACAAATTTATTGGATCAAGCTCTAGAAATATCTAATCCAATAACAATTGATTTTACTATAGAGAGAGGAATTTATGCCGGGGTTAATTCCATGGATATTGATATATATAACCTCTCTCCTAAAAACCGGAATCTTTTGTTTCAAGATACATTCGATCCTAAAGCCTATAAGAAAATTATATTGGAAGCAGGATATCTTGGAAAAGGAATGTCAATAATATTTATTGGAAATATATTCAATGCATATTCGTTTCGACGCGGTGTGAATGTTATTACTCATATACACGCCATGGATGGGGGACTTGATACACAGACAACTCAAACATCTCTCACTTTACAAGCAGGATCAAATATTGGAGACGTAATAAATGGACTTGTTTCTAGTTTTCCTCATCTCAAAAATGGAACACAGAAAATAGATAATCATGTATTCAGCCGTCCGGTAGTTTTAGATGGAAATACTTTCCAACTTCTAAAGAAATATACTAATAATGAAGTTTTTATTGATATGGAAGAAGTTAATATAATGAAAGATACAGATGCTATTGAGGGATATGTTCCATATATTAACGATGAATCTGGTCTATTAGCTACTCCCGAACGGAGAAATGCCTCTTTAAGTATCAATATGATATTTGAACCTCGAATTTTAGTGGGGCAAATTATTGAGGTTGAATCTAAAATTGCTCCTCAGTTTGATGGACAATATAAGGTTATTGGATTGCAACATCAAGGAATGATAAGCGATTCTGTCTCAGGAAACTGTACCACAAATATAGAATTGTTTGTCGGTGCGCAACTATTTGGAAAATTCAATGTCATTAATGCCAAACAACAACAAATCGTTAATTAATCTTTTTGAAAATGCAGTAAAGGTTGTCTTTTCTACATTGCATTGTATTAAAATTGGAGAAATACAGTCATTTGATAAACAGAATCAAACAGCTACGGTTAAAATTCTCCATAAAAAGATTAATGAGTTTAATTTAAATGAGCGAGAACTGAACGATTATTCATTGTTAGAGCAAGTTCCTATTGTAGTAATGGGAGGCGGAGGAACTTATATTACTCATCCAATAAAACAGGGAGATCAATGCCTATTGTTATTTAATGATTACGAACTTGATGGATGGTGGTCTTCCGGGGAGGGTAGACCTTCATATTTCAGCAGAAATCATGATATTTCTGATGCCATTGCAATTGTTGGATTAAATTCTTTGTTGTCTTTAATACAAAATTATTCTGATTTCTTAGAGTTACATTTCTCTGATTCCTCTAAAATAACTATCGGAGATACTGTAGAAATTGTTAATACTCAGACAAATGTTAGTGGTAATTTAACTGTTAATCAGGCCATTGTAGGAAAGACCACAACAACTAGCGAATTACATGATTCCCGAGGGATTTCAGGTACATTTACTGATACTGGTACCGGTGCTTCAGGTATGTCACTTACTATTACCGATGGTATCATTACTGGAATTGGTTAAAAGCCTTTATTTGCATATTCTCTAAAAATAAACTAAGATATACTTATTGAAAAACAAAAATTAATAATATTTACTCACGGAACCCTCAAGAAAACTCAAAAAACAGATAAAAAAGATAAAGAAAGATTTAAGAGTATTGTAAAAAGATTAAAGGATGAAGGAGAATTATAATGAGTGAAAGAAATTTTGAATCAGCTCGTAGAAGCCCTTTTTATAAAGCACAAATCAAAATCCTTAACTTTATGAAACAAGTTGAAAATATATTGGAAAACAGAAACATATCTCAAAAAGAATTAGCTGCAACAATGGGAGTGTCTCAATCTTATATATCAAAATTATTTAACTGCCACGTTAACATCTCTATGTTAACCATGGAAAAACTAGCCGCAGCAGTGAACCAAGAAATAAGCCAGCCAGAACTGTATGATACTAGTATTTTATGTTATAAAGAAGAGGATTTTACCTCTCGTAGTTCTGAAACTAAATTTGTTTATAGCAATGATAATATCGACTTCTTAGCTTTTACAAAAAATAACGAAAATTACTCTCAACAAATAAAATTTAACTAGAGATCTAAAATGAGCGAATTTATATCACTAAAAAAATATTTCTTAGAAGAATTAAATATTAAGGCGCCTCTTCATTCTATTCCCGAGAATATACTTAATGTTGAAATGAGTACCAACTTATCTTTTGGAAAAAACAAGAGCGCAGATATTTTCAGAGGTTTATAATGAAATTCAGAACTTTGGATGATAATTGGGATTGGAACATAGGAAAAGGAAGACAAGATTTTTCCTCAGATTCCTTAGCTGTTGCCTATTCAATCAAAACAAAAATATTATCTTGGTATAGAGATTGCTTTTTTGATATGGAAACAGGTATAGATTGGAAAAATATATTGGGATCTAAGGTCTCTAAATCTGATGCTGATGCAGCTATTCGAAAAATAATTACTACTGAAGAAAATGTTTCTGATCTCTTGTTTTTTGAAAGTACCATGGTGGGAAGAAATTATAACTGTTCTGCCCGTATAAAAACAGTATTTGGTGATACGATAGAGGTGAAGATATGAGCGATTCTTTAGATGCTAACGGTTTGCAGGTTTCGACTAATACTGAATTAGTCCAAGATCTTACTTCATCATTTCAGTCAATTTATGGTGATGATATTTCTGTTGAGCAAAATTCACCTGATGGTCAAATGATTAATATCTTTGCTCAAGGGCAAACAGATATTAGAGAGCTGTTGGTACAGCTTTATAATTCTTTTGACCCTGACAATTGTTCTGGACGGTTATTAGATGAGAGATGTGCTATTAACAATGTTTTCCGCAAAGGTGGAACTTTTACTACAGTTGACATCCAAATTGTAGTGGATAGGACAACCTCATTGTCTGGTCTAGATGAAAATTATAATGATATTAATGCTTCTGGCTATACTATCCAAGATAATGCAGGAACTCAATTTATTCTTGCCAACTCACAAACCCTTACAGAAGGGACTCATAATGTGCTGTTTAGAGCGCAGAAGTTAGGTCAAGTAGAGGTTGTTCCCGGAACGATCACTACCCCAGTAACAATTGTATTGGGTGTTGTTTCTGTGAAAAACTTAGGTGGAGCATTGACTGTTGGTGAAAATGAAGAAACTGATTCTGCTTTAAAAATCAGAAGACGGCAGTCAGTATCTATAGGGTCTTCAGGATATTTGAATGGATTATTGGCTTATATTCTTCAGTTGGAAGGAGTAACAGATGCTGCGTTATTTGAAAACTATACTAATAATACTGATTCTAACGGCATACCTCCTCATTGCATCTGGCTTATCGTAGAAGGGGGATCTTCTGCCGATATTGCTAATGCGTTGTATGTTAAAAAATCATATGGATGTGATATGAGGGGTGATGTAAGCTATACTATTATAACCCCATCCAATCAGGAGTTTATAGCAAAATGGGATGAACCTATTATTCAAACATTCCAAATGAAATTTACTATTAAACAGCTTAAAACAGGAATCGTTTATAATGAGGAAGCTATAAAACAATATATATTGGATAACACTTCATTTCTGATCGGCTCTTATGCAGATACATCTTCGTTAACCTGTTTAGCTCAAGACGCCATTAATGAGAATGGAGGGGAAGGTTTAGCTCTGGATGTTCTTATTTCTACAGATGGAAGTAATTGGGTCGAGTATATTCCTCCTAAGGCTGCCACTAAATTAGTTCTGTCGGATATTAATATTACCATTCAGGGGGGGGCGTAAATGTCTGATTTTGATTATGCCGAATATCTCTCAAACCTCCTAATTGTTCAATATCACGATCGAGCAAGGGCAAAAGCAACTATTAAAGCATTGGGGAAAGACTTTCCTGTTGATCTTATCTTTGCAGTTCGAGATGGTTTTTCCTTAGAAACTGCGGTTGGAAAGCAATTAGATATACTGGCTAAATATTTAGGAACCGACCGTTATTACATTAGTACAACAGGAACGATTATCTCTCTGACTGATCAAGAATTTAGAATATTATTAAAGTTGAAGGCAATTGCTAATAATACAGACTGTTCTCATGCAGACATTGACCAAACCTTGTATGAATTTTTCGGAACAGATATTCGAGCAGAATCTCGAGGGGGAATGGAACTTACTTTTTTCATACCAGCAGAAGCTTCTCGAGTTATCATTGCTGCAATTCAAAAGGATTGTCTTCCCAGACCTATGGGGGTAGGAATTAGATATGTAGTTGTTCAAACAAATCCTATATTTGGATTTGTGACATATGATAATCAATATGCTTTTTACAAAACAGGCTTTAGAGATTATGATGATCCAGATAAGGTTGGAGAAACGTTAAACTACTTCAAAATTATAGAAGTTATAGGAGAATAGAATGTCAAGATTAGAAAGAAAACATCAAAAGGTATTTGCGGGTTCAGCAACAAATAACGGTGTGTTTGGTTCCTTGCGGGCAGAAACAAAGCAGTATAGCAATGATGTTGAAACCTTGCAGTCTTTACCGGCTTATGATGATGGCTGGAACGCAGCGACTATATCTTCTGAGAAGCT